AAATTCTTTTAGTGTATGAAAGCAAATTATGTTAAGCCAAAGAAAAACGGTAAACATACTAAGGATTATTGATTGCGGGGTTCGACTAGGTCAATCCAAGCTCGGAGGTCGCCGTGTAGAGTAGCCATAACAGCGTCTCGACTGCTAAAGAACACCACACAGGTTCGGCTTATGTAGTAAGGCCAAGTAAGACGCTGATCTAACGCCAACATGAATTGCTTGTTTAAAGTTTTACGTGGGTCTTCAATTGCTACTGACCAAGATTCAATTTCCAAGAGATCATGCAGCATACAGTATCCATGATCTGTGAGTCTGAGGCCACCGGTGCTGCGTATATTAGCCCACCAAGTGACCATGGCCCGGTTGGCTGTCTCCCGACGAGCCTCGGGAACCTGGTCAATTAGCTTGCTTACTATTTCAAGTTTTCGATTTTTCATTGGGGAATATCTGCTCCCCTTGTGTCAACAGTACTACTGAAAACTTGTCAGTTTTGAACTGGGTATTAAGCTTCTTGGCCAAGTTTATAGCATGCCCTTGATTGGGGAAGCTGACTTTTTTATACTTAGGACCCGGGTACTGCACCAGTAGATTACTGGTTTTTAAGTTGATGGGTTGGCGGTCAAAGAACACAGCCCAGACTCCTTCGGCTGCTAACACTTGTTCGGTCTTGTATGTACTACGATTAGTTACTTCAACAAGTACAGTTGGTCTGGGTCGGCTCATCAATAAACTCCTACATTTATTTATGAGAGAATTTCACTGGCTAAAAGGTACCGCCCTCGACCTCGACTGAGATAACGTTGGTTGTTGGTGCAGTAACTTGTCCTCGCTCTTGTAATACCTGCACAGCCAACAGCAGTTTGGTAATGTCAGCATGCAGATCCCTGGCATCAGTCATGGACATTGTAAGATCACGCAGGTTGCGGCTTTCTGTAGCCTTGATCTTATCGATAAATTTGTTGATATGAATGCTCATTGAGTTTCCTGTTGTTTCCATAATCCTACCCAATTATTAGACTTTTCAAACCAATCTATCTTAAGGTTATCGGCTTTAATTAAGGTATATCCCATGTTTGATAACGCCCAATTAATAATAAAAAAAGGTATTACAAAGTTTATGCTACTTCCCTTCCAGCCTGGGCGATACTGTACTTGGCCGTGTACATTGGGGTTTTCGTGCGCAAATACCAATGGGTGAGCTGCATGTACGCTATCTAATAAAATATACTCGGGAGAGCAATTATTGACTATTAATTCTAATAGATGTAATGGGCTATGTAGATGGTACAGGACTCCAAAACAAACTACGATATCAAAATTTTTAGGAGACTGCAATGCTATCATAATGTCATCACATAAGACATTGTTCACACCTTTGATTAATCTTAGGATATCTACTACGCTCGAATCGCCGTCGATTAATTCTAGATATAATGGATTATTTTTGATTATTAGGTTACTATGATCAGCAAGCGACCACGGGCCAAGCTCTAACACACGAGATTTCTCGCAAACATGAAAGTAATGCTTGTTAATATATTCTAGGTATTCTGATTTTGATCCTGAGACTGCTTCTTGATTAGTGAGAACATCATATGGGTGCATGTTGTTAATTAATCCTTGGCCTCAGTTTCGTTACGGAAAGGCCCTTTGTATTCATACCGTTGCAGCACAATCAACTTGGGACTCTGGACCACTTGCCAAGTGCGGCCGGTACGCACACGATACCATCCAGCAGCGAACCAAGACTTGGACCTAGGTTCGCGTGTCCAGAGAGGTACCTGATGCTTGACATCATAGATGGCATTGTATGGACGTCCGGTAGTAGGGAATCCATTAACCTCATTATCAACTACAGGCGCAGCTTTCTTCTCAACTGATTCAAAGTCAATTTGAACTTTTTGTTTAAGAGTCTTGATGGATTTGTATTGTTGTATAACGTTGTTAATTTTGATTTGGAATCCATCTGGGCCAGCTTCGATGTTACCGACTTTGGTATCACCTTGCCGTAGGATCCAATACTGATTAGGTATTACTGTTTTGGCTACTATCATTATTAAGTACTCCTGGGTATGTTTGGTTCAGCCAACGACCGAATTGTTCTGCTGATTCAGATGCACGATTGAGTTCAAACTTGCCGCAAAACTTCATGAACCGTGCACCTACTTGTCCGATATCTCTGTGTCTAATTTGAGTTTTGATTGCGGTGTCTACCGCTGACTTGATATTGTCGGGTTGTGCAGTAAGATCAATCAGCATGAGATTACGTTCATAGTCATCCAGCACACGATGTTCGGCACCTTCATGATCAGTCCAGCGTTGCAACATGAGATTGTTCCACGCATAGCCCTGACGTTCGCGGTCAGCAAATGCCTCAAGCAGCCCCACTTTGTTCTTGGTGCCTTTGACACGCACACCGGGATAGGCCGAAAACACATTGTCGCTGGAATCTCCACGCATGCACTTTTCGAACAATAGCCATTTGGGTTCGGGAACAGTCTTGGGTAGCTTGGTTTTTTTGTCAATTACGAGTTTGTTTTTGGCGTCAAAAATGCCTTCAAGAGTCAGCAACTCATCGGTGATGCCGTTGAACTGTTGCACGTTTGGCGCAAGCAATTGAACAAAGTCGGTGTCGCTGCTGACAATATAATGTTGATCTTGGGGGTGTAACGCTATCCACCGCGCAATGATGTCATCGGCTTCGGCGTTTTCATGTCGGAGAACTGAACAGTTGGTCTGTTCACTCAAGTATTTAGTAAAGTTATCAAATGTTTCCCAGAACAGTTTATCTTCTTCTTGCTCTTTTTCTGTAGCAGCAGCCCGCAGTTCGGCACGGTTGCGCTTGTAAGGAAGATACACATCTTTGCGCCAGCTGCGCCCTTCAAGTGCAAACACAACGTGATCGGCGTTGAACTTACGTGCCACCTTGTTTACTGCACTGAGTGTGATGTGTAGGGCGTAGCCGATCTTTTCCCAGGGATCACTTGCACGGAACGCTACATGGCGTGCGCGGAAGAACATGTTTGCAGTATCAATCAAGAGATATTTCATTAGGTGATCAGTTTGTGTTGTATCATGTATTGTAACACATATCGACCCCAGGCCGTATGAGCTTCTTGTCCAAAATGCCAAGAATCAGGTGCGACCGTTTGGAAACCGTTGTTTTTTAACCACTGGTCGTAGGTCAGTGAGGGATCGTATGGGCCTATATAGCTATTGCCCCAATATCGTCGGTGTTCCGGCTGTATGTTGCCAAAGTGATTGTTTCCGTTTGAGAACACATGTTTCGCCCCCAATGCAGTCAGCTCAAGATGAAACTCCCAAATAGTTTGATGTGCTTGGTTGGTCACCTGTTTCCAGTCAACACTGACCACAAAGTTTTTGTACTGCTCTTTTAGCTCATCGGGTACTTGATCAATGCCCGATGCGTTAACTTGGTAGTAGGTACCGTTGTGTAACCATTCTTCACGTTCCCACGTGCTCCATTGAATGACTACTAGAACCTCAGTAGTTGAAAGATCTGTATCTTTTAACCATTGCCGTGTAGTGCGAAGTATCCTTGCATTTGAACTAGCGGATTCTGCGTCACACTTGTAACTGGTTTTGATAACATCGGATAATCTTTTACCCCAGCTAACTGCTGAGTTATCTGGGTGTGGTACACGGCCCATGTAAAAGTATCGATGATCATCTTCGGCAAATGCATGACAGTTAACAGCTTCAGCAGCAGCCGCATGGCTATCGCCATTCACGTATAAGATCATTAAACACCTTTGCAATTCTTTAAACTTTCCGATTCTACTACCCGCTTTCTCAGACTGCTGCTGCTGAAGCTGTGGTCTCTTGCGTTGTAGATAATTTTGATGTTGCGTTGTGTGCAAATAGTCTTGCCAGTAAAGTCACGGGCTGCGTACTCGATGCCCAGTATCCTGACATCCACGGGTAGGATAAGCAACAGGTCTTCTAGATCTTTTTCTGTTTGGTACACCACAACCTCGTCGACATATCGAGTAGCAGCCAACTGAATCTGCCGTTCCACAATGGTTTGAACCGGGGCGTTCTTGGTTTCTGGCCTATCGATGGTTGGATCTGTTTGTAGACCTGCAATCAAGTAGTCACAGTAGTTCTTGGCTTCACTCAACATTGCAATATGTCCGGCGTGCAGCATATCAAATGTACTAAACACAATGCCGATTGTTTTACCCTGCTCTTTGAGCTCTTTTACTTTGTTGAATATCATAGATTCATTTAATTTTAAACGTCGCCTGTAATGGTAATGTTGGTAGCGGGAAGTTACTATACTCAGTTTGGAAAATTCCCGGCTTTAGATCATCGTTAATTAGCTGTGCTAATATTTTATTAGTCCCCGGAGTCAGGTGGCCGGGCCGCATATCATTGTACTTGGAAAACACTTCAAAGGACGGAACCCCTGGGAAGTAGTGACTTGTCTCGATCGTACTCAATGAGTATAGATCAAATTTCAGATTTAGTGGGTAATTGAAGCAAGGTATAATCATTAAGTTTGGATACTGTTGTAAGAATCCATTAGCCGCTGCCTGGTATATACGATTGGCGGTATGATACTTGTACACATGATTAGCATATGCAATACCGGCATTGACCTTGATATCAAGCTCGGATAACTCTTTTCTCTTTTGGGCTCCGGCCAGATTACCAGCATGAAAGTATCCATCCGTCGTCCGGATACTAATTCTGCCAGGAAAAGTCAAACACCAAATTATAAAATCGTAGTGGCCGTTATATTTTTCGAGCAGCTTTGCGCTGTATTCAATACTGGATCCACCTTCTCCGTGGCAAGTAAGTTTGTGCCCAAACTGCTGTTCTAGAACACGCCACCAAATGTCTTTTGTACAATCTGCTTCGGCAAAACTATCTCCGAATACTCCAATATGCATGATTAACTAACCTCCCTGCGGCCGTTACCTAGATTCCTGCTGCGAACATAAGGTTGTGG